CAATGTTCGTATTGGGTAATGGGAATCACACTCTCTAGTCCTTCCGAACACCAGTAAACAAGATATGCATTAGTGGTCATAGATATTTAATTTGAAAAAAGGTAGCCTGTGCAGGATCGTCAAAATCCAATCGAATATCCGAAATTCGTTGAGCATATTTGTCGTAAAAAGTATGTGTTCTGACGCTAAAACCTAATTCTCTTTTTAGTCGCCAAGATATAAAAAAAATTCCAGCACCGTATTCGTCTATTATACGGGCCTTTAACTTTTTCCATTCTCTGTGATCAAAAACTAAGGTAGTCATACTGCATTATAGCAGCAGATTTAGATTAGGTCAAGCCGTCCAGCCTTGTCCGGTTGTTTTGTGATACCACAGATAAAACGGACCATTTATTACAAATTCCCAATTACCAGTAATCCAGGCCGTAGACGGATCAGCCAAGTGTTGATATATGGGTAGCACCTCATTTCCGTTTATTGAAATTTTGGCAATTTCAACGGCTCCGTTATTGATTTTGCAACGAAAATGCAAGGAGTCCAACAAGTCAAAATACATTTGTGATTTCATTGGCAGATCGTTCACTGTGAAACAATATGCGGGATTGTTGTGTTCAATTACTGTAATTTCTACTTGGAGTAGATTGTTGGTATCAATAGCCGTAATGTCTGAGAAATTTTTCGTAATCTGGCGCATAATCTAATATTGAATTTTTTCTAATTGATTCAAATGCTTTAATAAAATTCACTAGTTCATATCTCAATTGTTCTGCATTATCAGGAACTTGATAATTGCAAATAAATTGATAATAATCTAGAATCACATCGGCTATTACGTTACTGACCTGGTCCGATCGACGAACATTGATTACATTTTGTTTTGATAATTCATAATAATCAATTACTGTTTCTAATTTTTCTTTAACCAAACAACGTATATCATCGGGTATAAGTTCTATACGCAATGATGCCGGATTGTGTAATATATTACAACTTTCTGCAATTACACCACGTTCCATCATATAAACAAAAATCTTGTCTATTTCTGATATGGTAAAAACATTAGGAGTAATACGCAGAGAAATATACAAGCCCGGATTATGTTCTCTCTGGGCTAGAAACTTATCAATGTTTGGCAATATTGAATCAATGCGACCAGGCCAACGCACATAATCGTTCAATTTGGTTACTGACTCTATGCTAATACCCAAATGAAATTGCTTAAAACTTTCTATAAATTTTTGTATCCGCTCATTGAAAATGGTGCCGTTGGTGGTAGTACCCACAATGATATTTTTGGCAAGATTATTTTTTATTAAACTTTCGCATATTGTGTAAAAAGATTCTTCATACAGCGTTTCTCCGCCTAAAAAATGTATATAACGTATATTGGGAATATTGATTAATTCCAAGATAAAACGATCCAATTGTTCAGGATCATGAGTCCACGGTGTATAGGAAACAGGCTGTCGAAACAGTTGCGGATTTATAAAATTTAATTTATGATATTCTTTTTCTAGTTTACTACTTGCCACCGGATCACACATTATACAGGCACTGTTGCAAGTATTACCTAAATCAATTTGTAAATCAACTGGACCAATATTGGCTTGACCGTTGTTATCAAAACTGTATTTGAAATTTTCATAATGTGGACTGCTGCGTAATGTCAAATCAAAATTCTTGGCATCAATCGCACTTTTGTTCAATTGCCTTATTCTTCCACTGAGCTTGTTGAATGAATCCTCGTAATAACACGTGGAGCAATAGTCTGGTTTTTCTCCGGACAGTAGTTGCTGCCTTAAACTATTCATTTGATCACTATTGTAATATTCTAATAGTGATTCTTTTTGAAATGAATGTTTCTTGGTAGGATTTTTTGCCCAGCGGCAAGGCTCAAACGATCCGTCGTAGGACAGTCTTACGTGAAACCACGGACTAGAACAAAATGTTTTATTGAGCATTAGTCTATAATGCCAAAGTTAGCCCAATTGGCTCCGCCTAAACATACCCATCCCATTGGACCCCCAGGATTTGGGTTGGTATTCCAGACGATATGGCATCGATCACTTGTAAAATTTGGAGGGGTACCTGATGTTGTAAATTTAATTGCACCAATTTTTAAATGATCAATTTGTGTAGATCCATCGTCAGAAAGTATTACATTATCTTTACCGTTTGACGATAAAATTAGTTTTTGGCTTCTTGGTGTTCCTAGCACACCTGTATCTTTTGATTTTTTCTTGACAGTTATTTCAACTTCGTCGTCCCATACACTGAGAGCAGCCGATGGTTCGATGGTATTAATGCCCACTCTCTTTGGTCCCACGTACATTGTTTGTGCAAACAAACTCTCGCCTTTTACAGTAAGATCCCGAAGTTCGCCCAATGACTGAAGTTTACTATTAACAATTCCGGAACCCAAAGAACTTGAACTTATTACTTCAATTCCATCAGAAGATATTTTAGTAATATCTATTCCTTCATTTTTTATCTTATCAAAAATTAAATTACTATATCTTGTAAAAAGATTGTTATTTAAAGAATTTAAAGTGTTAGTGGTAGTATTAGTAATTAAAGTTTTAAAAAATTCACTGCTTTCTGGAACTTCGCCATTGACAATAAAACTTCCGTTTATTGTCATCGAACCTTCCACAGTCAGGTCCTTTGTAAGTAAATTATTTTCAACCACTGTAGTATCATCAAGTATAGTCAACGCAACTTGTGTGGCACGATCATCAATTCCAGAACTACTGAAATTTTCTATTATTCCGCCGGCGACATTGTTACCAGATATATGTAAATCTTCTAATCTAATAGAAATTGGATTTATACTATTCGGAGGAAAATCAAAATCTGCCAGTCTAGCAGATAAAAAACCACTCACTGAATCAGTAATAGCTTTTTGAAAATCAGTCGACGATAAATTTTCTTGTACTTTTGCTTCAACTAATTCTTTAGTTGTTCCTTGAGCAAGATCTAATGTTTCTTTAATTTTGTCAACTATTCTGTTTTCAAGTTTTTTTGAATCAATTGTATATTCACTTATACGTCGGTCAAACGCAAGTGCAGCGGCTTCTTGAATATGACTGGTATAGTCATATGCAGCCAATCTATTGTTGATAGCAGCGCCAATGGCAGAGTCTACTCTAACTAACACGTTAGATGTGATATCTGCTACTAAACCTTCTACTATTTTTGCTAGGTGTGTGTTAAGATCCATTATCAAATCGAATACTAATTACGTGTTCGTAATTTTTCTTGATTAAACTTTTGTACATCAAATTTTTATGTACGCTAAAACTAACTGCTCCGGTATCATGACTAAACTTTGCCAACTGTTTAAAAAACATAGATCTTCTATTAAACGGTCCGGCAGTCACTAGTGTTGTTCCATTAATTTGATACACAGTTGATTGCCAAAAATTCCTATCTTGTATGTCATGATTATGAAATTCTAAAAAAATAGTATTGGACTTGGAATCCCTTACAAGAGCAGGGGAAGAAAATTCTCTGTCCTTGAAATCTTGATTTTTATAATCTCTACAAGTAGTTATGATATATTCTGAAGCCAGATTACAAATTTCTGTAACCTTATTTTTTTGCAAGTTATCTGTGCTAGCAAAAGTAAAATATTCGTCCAAAGCCACAACAGAATCAAACTTTTGTTTTGTATTTAATAATTTGTCTTTTTGAACAAAATTGAATTCTACGTTTTTGGACTTTAAAAAATCTTGTGCAGCTTGACTGATTTCAGTAACTGTAATATTAGGTGTTACGTCTGCTAGTATTGCGGGATTGAATCCAACATACAAAACTGTATTTGGGACAAAATTATGAAAATCAGCAATTTCATCTAAAATCTCTTTTTTTCTTTTTACAATTTCTGACTGTTTTGTATGCAAAATAAAAGCACGTAAAACACAATCTGTATAACTTTCAAAACTCATAATGACCTTTTATTTTTTTATTTGTAAGTTATTTATTGAGTTTGGCGGATTAAATCCAATGTCACACAATGAAATCCTCCGCCGAGTGTTCTACTGTGTCGTAACTGCAATGGAATTACCGTAAATCCGTAACTTTCTAATACTTTGATTAGCTTGATTTGTTGTTTATCAACAATTACAGTACTAGGATCAACCGACAACATATTTAGAGCTATCCATTTACTAGCATAAGGATACTGATAAAAACTTTGTTCCACAATATCATCTTCATGGATATAAACTGTTTCCCAACTATCAAACACACTAGGTAAATTACTTGCATCTACCCGACTGGCATTAACCATTACCAGTCCTTCGCGCAATGGCACAATTGTGCTGTCAATATGTACTCCGGAATAAAAATTACATATTTCAATTTGAACATCAGGAAACTTTTTCATTAACCAGCTTGCTGCTTTAAGATTTCCACTAACACTTTCCAAAAATAACATTTTATCATTTAGACGTAAAATATTAGCAGCATCTAGGGTCATTTTTTCATTGCGCGGCATAATGTGTACAGTGTTGGCTCGATATATGACATTTTCTAGAGTTTCCGCCTCCATATCTCTACACGGATACATCATGGCAGGATCGACTATGGTGTCGCCATAAATTAATAATCTATCCCGGGGACAGTATCCGTACATACCGCCCAGCTGCTGATAGTTTAAAGATTTGGGTCTATGTACAACAGCACCACAACGTTCAAGTACCAGAGCCAGCATATCTAAATCTTCATTGGTCTCGTTGATAATCCAGTCTGGAACAGGACCACTTGGTACAGGAGTTTCCTTCCAAGTTGTTTTTTCACTTTCTAATGCAAATACAGGATCTGTGCTGGGCCAGTTGGCAAAATCTGCTCGACCCACTACTATTTCTTTGATAGAATCCCATTCGTTGTAACTATGAATCATACGTGTCCGGTAACTTGTAATGTGTATCTAGGAGTCATTCCTAAATTAGCTGCCACGTGAGGAGCATCCCAGTCCCAGGTCAGAGTGAATCCTTTTATCCAATCAACAAAAGCCACGTTGTTACATTCGGCATAATGCCCGGACTGCCAATCTTCTAAAAATACAACTGCTCGCTTTATCTTGTGTTTTTGATTTTCTAAATTGAACAAATCTATATATTTTTGATAAGTGTCTTTGTGTATGGGCAACGAACTGCCGGGATCCATTCTGTAGTAACTTGTACCAATATTTTTCCATCCTAACACAGAAAAAAAATCAATAAACTGATTATTCCAAACTGGTTGTGTGTCTCGCATATCACACATCCATCCACCAAATGGGCCAGTGTGTCCTGCGTCTTGCCATTCTAACACTGCTCCGGGGTCGTTGAATTTTTCTTTTCGATAATTCAAATTTTTAAATTCATCGTCCCAAAAAGGAGCTATGTTAAACCATTCGTGTGTTGCCATAATGTATCACAGTATATTTTTCGCTGCTCTTGGGATATTTACGCCACGGATCAACAATCACACTACCTGTTTCTAATTTACAATAAAATTCTTGTTCGTTTTGATTTCCAGTATAACCGTATGTGACTTCTCTATTATGAGCCAAAAATGCAATTACTGGCACTTCGTCGAACGGAGGTTGGTCTCCAGTGAGAGGATCAATATAAAAATACTTTGCTTGTATTTCTTCTAGGTAATGTCCGATTAACAAACTATAACTTCCATCACAATAATCTACATCAGGCTTATATGCCTTGCCCATGATAAAAATAGGTAAGTTTTTTTCAATTTGAATTCTTTTTAAAAATCTAGCTAAATTTTTTGCCTGTTGTTCACGTGCGTTCATTACTGTGTCAAAAATATCATAACCAAGATTTAACTTTTCTGCAAGCCAACGTAATGCAATATTATCACGTGGATGACAAGGTCCTGCATCGCCCATTCCCGCCTTCATGTATTTGGGACTCATAATACGTGTTGTGCTATTGGCTAATGCATCGGTAACTATGTCAACGTTGATGTTTCCGTTTTTCATTGAAACATCTTGAATCATGTTTACTAGACCAATTTTTGTACTAATAAATGTATTATAAAATATTTTAATTGATTCTGCTTCATCCCACGTGCCCACAACATAACGAGGATTGTTTTGCATTAACGGTCGATAAAAATCAATCAGTAATCGAGCATCACCAGTTTCACTACCATCTTCGGTACCAATGATCACCATTTCAGGATTTATCATGTCCCATTCTACACTGCCCATTGCAATAAGATATGGATTATAAATGAAACGTGGAACAGTAATACAGTCTCTGAGTTCTCTACGAACTGTGCCGGGTAATACAGTAGAAATAAGAACAATAAGTTGATCTGGACTTGCCCATTGATCAATTTGTTTTAAAACATTCTTTACAATAGTATAATCAAAATCTTTGTTGGGTAAATGAGTTATTGGTTTTGAACCATCATAATCCGGATCGTGTGGGGTCTGTACTGCTACAAATACAATTTCTTTGCCTGTAACTGCACCACGCAAATTGTCCGATATTTTAATTTTGTTGCTTTGCTTTGAATTTATATCATAACCGGTTACAGCGTAATGACCAGCCATGGTTTCTGCACAAGCCATGCCTAGTTTACCCAAACCAATAAAACCTACTGTCATTTTTTTGTCCTTGTTGAATTTTAATGATTATAAAAATCAATTATTGAATAAGTAACGTATTTATTTTAACTATTTTATCAAATTACTTTTGATTGTGTTCTTCTTGAATGGTAGTCAATATCAATTGTTCCATGTCATGGATTCTTGTTCTGGTTGTAGAACTATTCAAAACAACAAAAAGTTTTTTTTGTTTCTTGATAATTATACTCATGATCAAACAACCACCGCTGGCACGTACATATCCAGTTTTGCTCACAATTACATTATATTTGGCCACTAGCGGATTGGTATTTGTATAGCGCCATTTAAGAATTTTTTTCTTTTTGGGTTTTAGCAGTTCCCCAACGCTTTGGTTACTGGCATACACAATGGCAGGATATTTTTCCGCTGCTAATAAAAGTTTTATTAAATCTTGCGGTGTACTTACATTACGATTGTCTAGCCCACTGCTATCTTCAAATCTTGTATCACGCATTCCTAAAATTTGCGCCTTGTGATTCATATCTTCAATGCACTGTTTATATCCACGGTGGTATAATTCGCACAACATTTTGGCTGCTTGATTGTCTGATTTTATTATTGCAAGATTGAGTAGTTGCTCTCTAGTGACTGTCAGTCCGCGAAATCTCTTGACAACTGTTGTTTTTAAATTTTCGTTTGAGTCTAATACCACCATTGCAGTCATTAATTTTGTAATACTGGCAATAGGTTGCTGAATATTGATATTTTCTTGTTCAAGAATATTGCCTTCGCCATCTGCAATAAGCCACGATTTAGCTGATATGTTAGCAGAGAATACGGAACTGCTAACAATCATTATGATTGCTGTTATTAGAAAGCGAATAGTCATTTATTACAAACCAGACGGAATAAATCGTTACGAGGAGTATTGTTGGCTCTCATATCAACTATATATGAGCCAACAGATTTTACATCATTGTAAACAATTTTGTTGTCTTTGTCAACAAACCAATGATTCATAATGTTAAACAGAGCAGTTTGGCAATCTAACAAGCCAAAAGTATAAATTTTGTAAACAGGTTGTTCTAACATTTCATATTTTTGTCCGTCTGGATTGTTGAATTCAGTGAGTGAATATACAGGAACTTGTTGTTGGCGAACATTTATTGAAACTTTGTGTACAGACAATTGAAATATATTAGATTGTGCTGCCTGCTGCCAATCAGCTTCATTGTAAATGATTTGATTGTTTTCTGTGATTGACAGTGGAAATTCTTGCGCCGTTGCTTCAATAGACAGGATTGTTAATAATGTAAAAATTATTTTGTTCATAGATTAACTCCGTTCAGTTTGTATGTCTTCAAGGAATTTTTCTATAATTAAAAAACCTGTCAAGCATATTATGATTGCAAACACGCTTCCCTGACCAATTGCCAGGGTTGTTACTATCCAAAAGAATAATCTTAGACCTAAAGTTAAAAAATCAGCTGTATTCATTTATAATCTCCACTACGGCATTTAAATGTAGATTAAGAGACTTAGCAATAGCTAGATAAGAAAATCCTTGCTTGTGTAATTCTAATACAGCCTTAACTACTCCTGGATTTGTCATTTTCTTCTAAGTGTCTTATTATAATTTCTTCCACTACAGTTTCGGGGTATCTAAGTCTTAAACAAATATCCTGTACACTGTAATTATGTTCAAAATGCATTCTAATAACTAGACCACTGTTGGCCTTAGATGTATATTTAACTTTATTATTTTGGCTCACAATCTACCCACTTTAAATTATTGTAATGTTCGTAAGGCCAAGTTCCTTTGGGTATCAAACAACGACCCAATTCAGGTCTGTCTTCCATTCTTACTTGCACAACTGCCCATCCCAACCAAAAAGCATATATAAGACAAATAACAGTTATACCATACTTGTAAGCATTACATTTAATATGATCAATTCTTCGTTGTCTTTTTTTAGCTGCAATTATGTCTCGCTCTCTTTTTAATTTGATTGCAATGGCCTGCTCTTTTTGAATACGCTCCATCATGGCTTCGGTTCTGGTATACAGATCTCCTAGCTCAGGTGGACATTGGTATACCATGATTTCGCGCAATTCTGTTTGCATTGCCTGGAGTCTGCTCAACATTAGCACACGCTGTAATGCTCTTTTACCAATACTGGTTGTGCCAGTATATACGTCATAGGCGTGTTTTTCTTCTTCTTCAAATATTGCTTTGCAATAAGCATAATTTTCAAAGTAAGTGCCTAGTTCTTCGCCAATTTGTGTATAGATATCGTCGGGTTGTTTTTTGCTGAGTTCAATGATACGATTTTTTTCTTCGATATATTGATTCTTCTCAGCTACTGTGGGTCTACGGTCTCGAAATTTAGCTCCAAATTGCTCGTCGAGGTCCTTGAGAACGCCTTTGACATCTCCGGCCACGCTGGACATTTCTTTGTATAATTCACAGCCTTTTTTGACAGCCTGAACAGCGCCATTGGCAAGGGCAAAGAGGGTTAACGGATCCATGACCCCCGCTGCCCGTTTGAAACTATTATAACCCTGTATATTGGGCTAAACATTCGTGATCCTTTATAATTATTTTTTGATGGACCAATGGTAATCGAACTTATTAATACTTATTTGCTCCGAAATAAAAAAGCCCCTTGCGGGGCTTTTTGTACTAAGTTAAAAGCCTATTCGCAACATTATACTACCTGCTGTACTTTCTATACTGTCTTTTTTAAGGTGTGTAGCACCTAGGATAACAGAGACTTTTTCTGTTAGCTGTTTACCGACACCCATACGTGACACTAAAACATTGTCTGAATTTTGACTTGCTTCGGCGTAAAAGTTAAACGAATTTACTTGACGATCAAATCTTACACCATAGTGTGTGGTATTGGTTGTGGTATTCACTGCGTCATAACTCATTGCAGTCAATGCACTGCCTGATTCTATAACAGCATCTCTACGATTGTTTTCTACTCTTCCGCCCACAAACGGTCTTAGTCCGCGGAAATCTGGTGTATATAACCTAGCTGTAAACCAGTAGTCATCACCGTTTGTACTAGAACTGTTTGAATAGCCCAGTGCAGGTAAACTGTGTGTAGAATCCATAGCATTACGCGAGTAGCCTAACTGCGAACTTAAAATCCAATTTTTAACAACCGCAGTGCTGTTTACGGCAATCATATCTTTATAAAGATTACCACTGGCATCGTTTCCTGTCATACTTGTACTTGAACGACTGACATTTAGTCCAACAACCCAATTGTTTCTGACCAGTTTATCTAAACCGAACCCATAACGACTAGTAGAAATTGTGTAACCATCGTTGGCATATTCGCCAGCTCGTTCACCCAAGGTGTAGAAACTAATACTTCCGCCCGCATCTACATTTCCACGAAACACAAGTTCACCATCAACAATGCTGTGACGATTTAGTACATCATTAGAGTTAAGTAGATTAGCAAACGTGTTAGTTTGGGCTAATACTGAATATTGATCAACTCTTGTGGTGTAATCTTGACCAGCACTTGTTGTAACTACCTGATTAAAAGTTGAAGTGGTAGTAACAACTTGATTAGTTGTTGAAGTAGTGGTAACAGGTGTGCCATTGGTAGTTGTGGTAGAACCATCACTATAAGTTGTTACTGTGGTTGGTGTTGTTACAGTGGTTGTTGTTACTGGAGTTGTATCAGTCACTACCCTGGTTACTGGTGTTGTTGTAACTACGGTTGTATTTCTAGTGATTGTTAGCTCCTTCTCATTGAGAGATCCTCTGCTGTCAGTTACGGTTGTAACCGCAGTTGGTGACCCTAATGTATCTACTGTGGTAGATGTGGTTGCACCGTTACTAGTAGATGTTGACACAACAGGTGTTCCAGCAGCAGTGGAAACTACTGTCGGTGATCCTCCTCCGGCTGTTTGACCAGCACCCAGTGGTGTAGTACTTGCCCAAGTATAACCTGTAGCATCTGCAGATGTTACACTGGTATCCATATTAGTGAAACTTGCATTGTCTCCATAATTGTAACCGGCACTGGTTGTAATTACTGTACCAAAAAATCCTGATCCAACGTAGAACAACGCATCAGGACCAATGGCTTGCAATGTACCTGTGTCGTGTAATACTTGTGCTAGTGTGCCATCTGAATTATACAAACCTAAACCATATGTACCCGGATTGGTTGTACTGTTAAAAAATGCGAAATATTGACCTGAACCGACTGTTGGGTGTTGAAAGTTCATGTCAAATGGTGCAATAAAATTACTTGCGTTTAGAGTGGTTCCACTCCAATAGTATTGTACGTCAAAAATTTGATTTGTACTAAAATGTCCGTCAGTGATATCTGCTTTAGCTGGAAGAATAGATGATAGAAAAACAGCAAAAGTCACAACGACTCTGCTGAGGTATTTCATTTTTGTTAGCTCCTTTAAAGTAGACTCTTATTATTTTTATTTGATGTCTACTTTGCTATTTACGCAAAAAACCTAGCAATTATGTGGCATTACATACGATGTGGTGGTGTGACTGGTACAGGTTGCGGTGGATTTCTGGTGGGACGGTGAGCAAACCAGCTCATGGTATTCTCCTCGATCATAAAAAAACCTGGATCAACCAGGTTATTTGTAAATAATTTTTTTTCCTATTCCTGTGCCTGTATTCAAAGGACTTGTGTCAGGTATATAAATTTTATCTCCTACGCCTAGCATACAATACTCGTCGGTTTGTAAATCGTGTATAAACCAGCTGGTAGTTTGTGTCTCAAAATTAGCGTACAATAAATTAACAGTTTTCTCGTTAGGACTTTGAGTAGCTATAACAAGCTTTTCACCATATTTTTCCATGGTCAATTGAACATCTTCAAAACTGCCGCACATAGATTGTATCTTTCTTGACCTCGGTTCGGCTGCGGCAATCGATGTTAGAGTGATTAATAAAATACTAACAAAAAGTTTGTTCATATTGTATATATCATCAACTCTTATAACGATTATATACAAGTATTATGTTTCTTCTTTGTATTCAAACCTGCCGCAAACTATGTCATAAAATTCATCTAACTCGCCACCCCATTTACCTTTTAAGTATGGGCGTAAATCGTGACACAGTTTGGCATTTTTTTCGTTGTTTGCTCGTACAAATTCGTTATGCAGTTTTTTCCAATGATCAAGACGAGCTACTTCTTCAAGAGGAATCTGATCGCCGGGTACTACACAAAAAGTTTCTAATATTTTTCCTTCAACATCAAAAGTTTCTAATTCTAGAATCGTGTATCGTTCACTTAGTTCTTCGGCAACTTGCCTTGAAAAAATTATATCCATTATTTGCTTGCACTTTCATATGTACGTTTTTTAACACCAACATTCTTATATATCTGCTGCACAGCTCTAGCTTGATAATAACAATCAATTAGTGCATTATGAGCACCGTGTCTATCTTTTTGTCTTGGATCTCCGTGTACACCAAACAATGTACGACTATCACGAATCTGCCAAAATTGCCAAGGCGTCGGCCTATCAACTTGTCTATACAAGTCTTCTAGTATAACAATATCAAATGCCGGGCCTTGACACCAAATATTATCTACGCCAACTAAAAAACGATTGAGCTCATCTAGCATAGAATTAATACTAATTCTACCTTCTGTGCCCATTGCTTCTTCTCGTACTTCTTCAGTTTGTTTGCCCCACCATTCAACAGTTAGATCCTGTACATGGCGATCAATTGATAGTTGTTCATCCACGTCTGGTTTAAGATAAAGACCTTGATCAGTGTCAACTTCCTCGTCCCAGGGACTAAATTTTACAGCACCTAGAGTTAGAATAACTGCCCAAGGTCTAGTGCTTAATGTTTCAAGATCTAACATGGCATCCACAATTAACTCCTTAGGGCTTTGTCTGCTTCGCTTGCTGCTACACGCTTACGCAGACTGCTGGAACTAAACGAATGATCTCTACCGTTAAAAACTATTTGTATGCCACGAGCATAACATTCGGCATCTCCAGTAAATGGTCTATCTGCATATTCTACACCTAGTATTCTAACATCCAATGGAAGAATTAAAAGTAAGTCAATTAGATCTTGCTCGGTTTGATACACAACAACTTCATCAACATAACGGCACGCCGCCAGTTGAATCTGTCTTTCCACAATACTCTGTACTGGTCGGTTTTTCGTATCAGGGCGATCAATTGTGGGATCCGTTTGTAGTCCCGCAATAAGATAATCGCAGTGATTCTTAGCTTCAGCCAGCATAGCAACATGCCCTGCGTGGAGCATGTCAAAAGTGGAGAAGGTGATCCCAATCTTAAGTCCTTTGTCCTTAAGTTCACGAATTTTATTGAATATCATTAAGTGGCTGGTTCTAATTTAACGTTGAGAGGAAAACCATTGTTACGAGCTAATAATGTAGCTTCTACACCTTTTTGTTCAGCAATTTCATATGGCAGTGTACTAACTACACTGCTACCTTCTTCGTGAATTTTTTTAGTAATTTCGTAAGCAGTTTCTTCTGTATGATGAAAAATTGCTTTGAGTGTTTCTACAACAAATTCCATTGTAGTTACATTGTCATTAAGATAAATGACATTGAACAAACTAGGAGGTTTAATATTTGTTTTAACCTGAATTCGAGGTTTTACTACAATGTCTGTTTTACTCATAATCTTGTAGGTTTAAAGTAGGGGGATTATTCCCCCTACTGTTATTATATTACTTAGCAAAGGTAATTGCAATTTTTTTGGCTTTTTGTTCTTCGGGAACAATATGCTCAAGACTAATTGCCAGGATACCATTGATTACAGTGGCACCTTTCACTTCTACATTGTCTGCTAAAGTAAAATGACGAACAAAATTACGAGCACTGATTCCTCGGTGCAAGTATTCATACTCGTCTTTTTGCTTTTGTTCGCCACAAATCGTTAGAACATTTTCTTTGTATTCAATGTCCAGTTCATTTTCACTGAAGCCAGCAACTGCAAGTTGGATAGCGTAGTGATTCTCGTCGATTTTTACAATGTTATGTGGCGGATAATTATCAGCTTTGCTATTGGCAAAAGTGCGTCCTAGCTCATTGAATAATCTATCAAAGCCCACGGCGTGGCGATGTAGTGTAGGTAGATCAAAAGTGCTAATTGTATATGTTGTCATAGTCGTCTCCTTTCTTAAGCAAGTTATGACATATATGAGAGTAGACCCCACCCGGGCATCTACTCTGCATATTCTTTACTTCTTTTCTGTAAACTCAGCATCAACCACCGTGTCATCCGCATTGGGCTTTGCAGACTCCTCTGTAGTCGATTGCTTTACTTCATTAATTGCAGCAGAGGCCACAAGCAATTCACTCAATCGAGTTGTAATTGCTTCTTGGTCTGTGCCTGATACTGCTTCTTCTAGTTTAGCGATAGCATCTTGTATTGTCTTCGTCTGATCCTCTGAGAGTCGGCCCTCAACTTCTTTCAGATCAGTGCGAACCTTGTGGACAACTGTGTCCGCTTGGTTCCTTACATCAATTAACTCGCGTTGTTTCTTGTCAGCATCAGCATTTGCTTCAGCATCGCGAATCATTTCTTCAATCTGCTCCCGGCTCAGACCACTGTCACTCTTGATAGTAATCCGATTTTCTTTGCCAGTTTGTTTATCACGGGCACTTACTTTGAGAATACCATTGGCATCAACATCCAGCGTGACTTCTACTTGTGGTACACCGCGTGGAGCAGGTTGAATTCCTTCCAAATTAAATTCGCCTAATAGTTTATTATATTGTGCAAGTTCACGTTCACCTTGATAAACTTTGATCGTTACAGCCGGCTGGTTGTCTTCGGCCGTGGAGAATACCTGGCTATGCTTGGTGGGAATAGTGGTATTCTTCTGTATTAGTTTGGTCATCACTCCGCCCATGGTTTCGATGCCTAGGCTTAGTGGGGTTACGTCAAGGAGTAGAACGTCTTTGCGTTCGCCGCCGAGGACAGCACCTTGTACTGCTGCTCCTACTGCGACTGCTTCATCTGGATTGACATCACGTCGTGGTGCCCGTCCAAATAATTTTTCAACTTCTTCTTGAACCCGAGGCATACGTGTCATACCACCAACAAGGATAACTTCGTCGATGTCGGACGCCATTACACCGGCATCCTGCATAGCTGTACGGCAAGGTTCAATGCTGCGTTGAATTAGGTCTTCAACTAGACTTTCTAGTTTAGCACGAGTAATCTTTACATTAAGATGTTTAGGGCCCGAAGCATCGGCAGTGATGTAAGGCAAGTTGACATCTGTCTGTGTGCTGTTACTCAATTCAATTTTTGTTTTTTCTGCTGCTTCTTTGAGACGCTGTAGAGCCATAACGTCTCGGGCGAGATCGACACCGCTTTCCCTTTTGAACTCAGTGATCAAGTAATCCATAATGCGTTGGTCGAAGTCTTCGCCGCCTAGGAATGTATCCCCATTGGTGCTAAGTACTTCGAATTGTTTATCACCATCCACATCAGCGATGTCGATAATAGATATATCAAAGGTGCCACCACCAAGATCATAAACAGCAATTTTGCGATCCTTTTTGTCACTTTTGTCTGCTCCATAAGCCAATGCCGCTGCGGTCGGCTCATTGATAATACGCAGAACTTCTAGTCCAGCAATTGCTCCTGCATCTTTGGTAGCTTGGCGCTGGCTGTCATTAAAGTAAGCAGGAACTGTAATTACTGCTCGAGTAACTTCGTGGCCAAGATAATCTTCGGCTGTTTTTTTCATTTTACGCAGAACTTCGGCTGAAATCTGTGGTGGTGCAAGTTCTCGATCTAGTGCTGACACCCAAGCATCACCATTGGCAGCTTCGGTAATCGTGTAAGGCATTAAATTGATATCTTTTTGTACTGCTTGTTCTTGGAACTTTCGACCAATTAGTCGTTTGGCAGCATAGATAGTGTTTTTGGGATTGGTTACTGCCTGACGCTTGGCACTAGCACCAACAAGAATTTCGTCAGTGGTGTAGGCAACAATGCTAGGTGTGGTTCTAGCACCTTCTGAATTTTCAATTACTCGAGGGATTCCGTTTTCGACTACTGCTACGCAGCTATTAGTGGTACCAAGATCAATACCAATGATTGTACTCATATTTTCTCCTTAAAATAAGCAAGTTAGTGTTAGGACCCGTTACGGCATCCATGTTTATTTATTATATAGTATAGCAATTATATTAGCAGTTTTCAAGTAATTTATTAACCAAAATTTTAGTTCGGTAAATAAAAAATGATAGATAGAAATGGTAATCCAATTTGGAATCCAGATTTTCAACTCCGTAAATTTTGTGATCAGCACAGCACAAAAAGAATTGAAATTTTTCCTGCACTTGACTACAATTTGTATTTAGATAAAGACATAGACATTTACAAATTTGTAAATCCCAACTGCGATTTAATTTTATTTGACACATCATTTGTTCCAAATTGTGTAGATCAATGTTACGATTGGATTAAATCATTGCAAATGAAACACCAGTTTGCTTATGTTACTAGCAATTTTTCATACCACAATTCCACGGATAAAAATATTGTATATTTTCCATTTTACTATTTTCAATCGCTAGACAATCCCACTCGTCAAGTTTACGACATAAAAAAAACTAGACCGTATCCAATTCAGTGTTTAAACATGAATCCGTGGTTGCATAGGACTTTAAATTTAATACATATGAGTACTAGGTCGTGGTTTGATCAAGCTATAACCAGCTTTCATTGGTTAAATTCTCCTAATGGTGTTCCAACTGACAATCTAGTAAACTATGTTTTAACAGAATTAACCCAAGAAGAAAAAAATATTTTATCTGCTTTGCCTTTGCCTATTACTGTTACCTTACCCGACGAACCCGATCCGGTGGGTTGGGCTTACGTGGGAAATGCCAGTAGAGCACACGAATTATCATACATTGATTATATAACCGAATCTGGGATAACTGAACAATTTGTGAGTGAAAAAATTTGGAAACCGTTTTTTTCAGGACAATTATTATTATGCTTGGGGCCACCGGGTATTATAAAGCATTTAAATGATTTAGGACTAGATACATTCAATGATATCATTGATCATCAACGCTATGATAATATTTTAGGATCATCACCAAAAGATATTAGAGACAAAATTTCTGCTATCTTGGATATAGTAGATAATTTGATGTGCAAGGATTTAGATAAAATCTGGCAGGACACATACGAAAGAAGACATCACAATTTGCAGATGGTGCAGAGTGAAGAATTTAAATTTAAAATATTAGACAAACTAATTAAAACAATTTCTTAGTTGTTGTCAGGATTTTTAAACACAAAATTTCTAGATGCATTGTATACCGGATCCCAAGTTAAAGCAAAATGTGTATAGACTTTGTCATTGGAAAGACTCAATCTATATGTGTATTTGTGTATTTTTGTTCTATACGATTTTATATCGTATTTTTTTACCCAACGATCAATATCTATATTAATTTGAGCAAGTGCTGTGCCAGCTGCGGCGCCGCCTGCGCCTGATGGCAAGCGAAATTCAATATACATTAGTACATTTTTTTGGGCAGTTGTTCGTCGGCTAGTTTTTTCTTCCAACGACGAACAGCAGCGTTGTGTGCCTTTTTACGTCTAGTTGTTGGTTTTTCATAGGTTTCACGTTCGCGCAATTCTTGAAGTAGACCTGATTCTGCCACTTTCTTTTTAAATTTACGCAAAGCTTTTTCTACGTTGTCGTGTGTGACAATGACAAGATTTCCGTTAACTTTATTTGATTTATCGTACATAGGACTATTTATCTAACTTAATTGTGTTACAAAGTAATGTAATGGATCTGAAATTTTTCTAGGATTTTCCAAGTATAAATGTTCTCCATAATAATATGTTTTATCTAACAAACATAGATCCTTGTAACTGTTAGATCTTGAATTAACAATTACTGCATCACTTGCTTCTACTGCTCGCTCTAACCAGTTTGTGTTATTCATGTTAGGAGTATAAACATATACATTAAACGCCCGGGGAGAGTGCCTACAGAAATTAATAATTGCATCTAGATCCACCTGTTCCGGCTCTACTAGCACAATCGATTGTAAATCATTGTTCACAATGTCTGGGGGCGTAACTAAATTACTAACCATTGTTATTTTTTAAAATTTGTTCAATCTGTTGTTCAACTTGTGCCTGTTCAGCATCGCTAAGATCTTCAATTTCGTATTCGCCAGCTTCTAGCTTTTGAATCAAGTGTTGTATGTAAGCCTGATTGTAAGTGTAACTGTCAGTGGTTGTTTTGTCTACTTCAATCCATTTGATGCCGTTCCATTTGAATAATCGGTCAGGAAGATAATCAGTCCTGATAAACATATCGCCTTTCATGGGACTATCTGGAAAACGTTCTCCGAAGCCACATTGGCTGGCATTGTCTAATGTTTCGTTATCGGCTTGTATAGCCATGCTAGGGTATAGTTTATTAAAAGCATCTAGATTATAAACTTTACCTTTGTAGCGCACAGCATAATCTGCGCCGCGTCGAATTGGTGTATTGAATTCATCCACAGGAGGTGGTTGCGGTACCTCTTCCTCTACTGACTTTGCTGCATTGTCAGCAGCCGCAACATTAGGGTATTCTTCCTCCACTGATGCTTTAACTTGAGCAATTTGTTCATCTGTTAATGCGCCATCGTCGGCTTCGTATTTGAATTTTTCATCGTGCTCATCAATCACACGCTGTGCCCACATTTCCTCATTTTCTAAGATAGGAATGTCAAGGTCTGGTTCTGGTCGAGGTATTTCTGCAATTACGGCATTTGCTTGTTCGGCACGTTGTTGTTCATCTAACACATCAGCTGTAAGTGCGGCATATTCAGCACGGGCAAAAAACTCCTCTTCCGATTGGATAGAATCGTGTGCTGGTATCGTATTTGCATACTGGTCAAGGGCTGCGATTTCTTCTTCAGTAAATGGTCTGATCTCCATACCAATTGGTTCTGGATTGATGTTCATTGCAGCTTGATCGTCCTGGGTGGAATCATGCGGAGGTGGCGACTCTGCTAGGGCTTCATCAGTCGCAGCAACTACCGAAGCAATTTTTTCTTCCTCATCATGTACCCAACCACCGGTGCCTTGTCTTGCCCATTCAAACTGTTTGTTGGCAGCAAGGATAAGCGTCAAGGCCAGCGGATCAAAAACAACCACAATAAGAATAATAACCCAGCGTACAGCCCGCTCAAGAACGTTTTGATCGGGATTGTCGCCGTATATAAGGGCAGCGATATATTTGATAGGTCCGACTTCGGCTTCTACCTTTCTGGCCTCAGAAGCAAATGGTGCTCGCTCGGCTTGTAGTCGTTGAATTTCTTTTTGTGCTTTATTAATTTCTGTGTTTAACGCAGCTCGCTCTCGGGTTTGATTTTTTCTAATGACTACTGCTCGTTCAGCACCTCTATCCGTATCAGTACGACCTAACATTTGGTCTACTTGTGCATTCATTTGTTCTAGTGCTCGTTTGGCTTGTGCTATGTTTTCTCGTTCGGTAGCAATCTTTTCATCATAGATAGCAACTTTGGAAGTAGCATCCCCGGTTACTAGGCTTTGATCCGAATGTGCCTTGCTCAAGAAGCCAAAGATCCCCATTGATGTTAGTAGCATTAGGAATACAATTGCCGGGACAAGATAAGTTTTATAAAGCCATCCGGCTCGTTGCCAGTTATTGTGCAACCAAACTGTAGCAACAATCTTTCCGGCTTCTAGTGAGCCACCCATAATGATAACAGGAATCACTGCCGCACTAAAAATAGCAGTAAGACCGGCAATTGAATACCAGGCTGCAATTGCACTAATAGCGATGGCAATCACCATCATTAATGAACCAAATATCATAGTCAGTATTTATAGAATTGTGCTGCCAGTATAATATGCTAGCAACAGGATGTCAAGAAAAATGGCTAGAGATTATAGTTCGTCCCAACCAATGGCCCAGCACTGATTGGTTATGTTGGTAGTTGTAAGAACAGCAATAACGAACTCGTAATTGACACCGGTAAATGTGTTGCGTTCCAATTGGAACTTGAAAGGAAATCCTTCCAGTGACGGTGCTATGCTGGCCTGGTTAGTGGCTATAACATAACCTTCGTCAATGATCCTGCCATTGGTATAACTGGTAGGTGTTAGATTGTATTCTACCGAAGATGTTGCTCCAGTATCCTCCCAGGTACCACCTGCAGTAACAGCCTGCTGTATGATAAAGTATTGATAATTGGCACCGGTTAGGGGAGCAAAACTGAAGTTGGTAGGTATGACCACAGCATTTGGTCTGCCTGCTTTTAACCTGATACTGATCATGGGCACAGTAGTATTGACCTGTGCCTGACTGGTGGCTCTTGGAGTGACTATAGAGTGTCCGATGGCTCTAGCACGACCCACCAGTTCATAGCCGCCTTCTGATATCACAGATTGACAAATGAATTTTAAGGTATCACTTACGCCAGTGGCGCTGGTGTTTTCTATCTCATAACGCAAGGGCAGGCGTGCTGTGCCCATGTAAGTTGTAGTTGCTCCGGTAGTATTGGCATGATCCCATCTATGGCAAGGGAGGAACTGTCCATTGATTACAAATCCCATTGTTACCGAACCCACACCCAGCCATTCCATGTTAATGTACAAAATTTGCGATGTGGCCAGATCCAACACAATCTTGTCTGCATCTGTACCATCCAGTCTGCTGATGTTCCAATTGGATTTAGCAATGCGTGTGGTTTCTAAACTGCCGCTGGATGTGCTTCGCCTTACAAAATAAACATCCGTGCCGTCTTGTTCTAGATAGAAACCGTTGTCTGCGTCAAAATAGCCCACACGCTGTCTAAGTCCTGCACGGCCAGCTGCCATACAGAAAGATTCTAGTGTCAATAAACTCTTGCCCGGTTGGTAGGCAAATACTCGTGTGCTTTCTCTATACACCTTGCTGCCGTCGGTGCCATCCACAGTCATCGCCAAGGCACTGGAGTTTGCATTGTGTAATGTAGTTCCACCACTAGCAGTGAAATTTACAAATCCATCAACATTATCAGCATACTTGCTGCTGTTGTCAAATAATGTAAATGGTTGACTGGTTCTAAAACGACCAAAAGCGTCAGTGGCTGTGGGACCTAGGGTGGTTCGTAGTATAGGCTCACCAAGCACATTGTACTGCATTGCCCTGTGAACATTCAACAAATTGGTTTCTTGCGGATGTTCGTAGTTGGTGCTATTTAATCTACGATCTCCTCGTCCCGGCGATGGTGCTGTATATGCCATTGATTATATCCAGGGACGACCCAAAATCAATCCTGCAGGTTGTGGATTGTCTACTATATTGTTTCCGCTGTATTGTGTAGGCAGCTCGGTTATGTCGTATGTTGCTCTAGGATTGCCAGCTGCTGCTCTATCCAACTCAGATAAATTTAATTTGGCTTTTTGTTTTAGTTCTTTTGTGGCAAGACGGTCAATCACATTTGCTGTTCTAAATGTCACATCACCTGAGATTCCCAACGAAGCCAGAGTGGCACTACCATTGGTAAGTGCCACGTTATTGTAGACCAAATTGTACCAACTTGAATCCCAACTTTCTGCTGCGTTAATTGTGGTCTTAACTTGTGTTATGGTGTTAGTGGTATCAACGCTGTAAGTGTTGTATACGGCTGTGTTTAATAAACTTTGTACACTTATGGTTATTGCTGCCATTGTTATTTCCTTGCTTGCCAGGACGGGAACATACTGACACTGTCTGCTCTTATATCCGCAGGGTTCTTGCTGTAGTGTACATCATCGCCAGCCGGAAATGCTGCTGTTACAGGTGCCACAATTTCCACCGGGGCATTGGCATATTCAGGTTCATCCACACCTAAAATACCTGCTAGTTTTTGCATATCTGCTATTTCTACCTCGGGCTCAACTGCCAGTTCAATGGCTGCTACAACTGGCGCCTGATCGGGCTCTTCTGCGCGGTCAATTACATCTAGCACGCCGCGGATAATGTCAGTGATCTTCATACGAGTATTTAGTCAAAAAGAAGCCCGCAGACTGCGGGCAACGACCTTGTACGGAATTTTATATTACTGTATTACATAGTTTTCCAGTTCAAAATAACTATTACCACGGGCTACACTTTCTTCGATAGTTTTGTCCCAATCTCCAGACGCTTGATTTTCAAACCGGCGTTCTGCGGCGTCTTCGATTAGGTCTACTAGAGTAAGCAGGCCTTGTGCATACAGTTCGTCATCTTCAGTTTCGGCTGTTTCTGTGAGTTCACTGATATGCTCACGCATAAAATCAATCACTGCTTCCATTTGTTGAATGTCAAGATCATTAATAGTGATGCGATCTGACAAAATGTTATCTACTAGTTTATCAATATCCATTACAGTGCCCGAATGTAGTCAATAACTTCCTTGGCCGCTTGTAGATCACTACGGTCTACGGCCTCATCAATCATCTCCATCTGGGTATTATGCAAATTATTAACAATGGCATCAATGATCTGACGCTTGCGGTTCATACTATACTTTGTTGACTTGTAATACTGATTGCTATAATCCACGTCGTTCTCCTTAGTCTAGTGCCATACCTGGGTCAATTGTGCGTCCTTCAAAATGGGCTTGGGTCACACAGGCCTTTTCCAATCGAAATCTGTTAAGTCCTTCGATCTTGGCTGCTTGACATTGTTGCCGAGTAGCGAAAGGGCCAATGGCGATCTTTTCTACAAACTTGCCACTGGTTGTGTTGATCATAATAATTAGTATCCAGCCGGCAGTCATACTGCCTCCTGATTGCGATGTTTGGCATTGCGCTTGAACTGCCGTTTGTTTTCAACTGTACGGGCACGGAACGGACTGTCGCGTTCAAACAGCACACGATGTGCTCGTGTCTTTTGTTGATATGGTATTTTTGTTATTTTTTTCATAATTAGCTATTTACTGCTTCTCGATGAATTATAAATCTATACAATGCATTGCACTCTAACAAAAATTGTGGTCCCACATCCATACTCACGTAGTTGTGTCCTTGCATACCCTGTTCGCTGTAAGATACATCTAGCGTAGCATCTGGACTGAACCCCAACACATTCTCCATACAAGTCAGGAATGAGTGTTTCCACATCATGTCGGTGTAAATCAGGCCGTCTGTATCGACGTTCCATTCTCTGGGATCAAAGTAGGCCCTAAGTTCGCCAAAGTCGCCTTCGTCGCTGACATAGGCCAAACGCACACGATTGATACCAACAGTCTTGACCTGTTTGGACCAATAGCCTCGACCATCAGTTAGTGTACGGAAATTTACAGTTTGATCAAACATTTTGTGTCCTTTGCTTTAAAAGTACGAACAAATATTCTTTTGAATTTACTGGGTTACCGTAACTGTCGTGTGCTACCTTAACGTAACAATCGGAACAGTAGTAACCTGAAATTCCGTGATATCCACTTAGCCACCACCCGGGCTGTTGACTGACTTTTCCACAGCAAGTACACAGTAGTTTTGCTTCAGACAACTTCACGCTGCTGAAACTTCCAATTCGAGAATTTGGATCATAAGTTTACGACGCTGCTCATCAATGAAGCGGTTAGTTACTTCGTCAAAACAACCAGCCTGCTCATCCAAATGGACAAGTTCGTTGTACAACGAATCAAGTAAAGTTTGGTCTTCCATTTTATTGCTCCTTGTTCATAACATACTCAAACAAAATCCACTTGGCACGGTTCAGCATTTGGCGCTGATCTTCCAGAATATTTGCCAGTGTATCAGAATCATACGGGCCATAACTGACCATCTCTTGGCAGTCGCTCATGAGGCTTGCTGCCATCATTGCAGGACCTGAAAAACGGTATGTGCTACTTTGTTCAACTGCTTCGCGCATCTGCGCTTCGGTGCAGCCATACATACGAACTTCACGCTTTTGTTGCTCGGTAAGTGCTTGGTAAGTTGCTGTGGTCATTTGTTGCGCTCCTTATTAGTTACTATACACATATTATAGCAAAATGGGTCTTTTTGGTCTACCAAAATATTTGTTGCTAAATTAGCAATGATCGTTGTCGTTGTTGTGGGCAAAGTAGCCCCAAACAAAAAATATTGCAAAAACAATAACTATCCAAATCATAACAATTTAATAACAAGTCCTACAGTGTAGATTAGTAAAAGTGTTGCATTAATTGTAATAAGGCTCCATTCGCGCCATTTAATTGCTACAATGAGCCACAGCAGAGCGCCTAGGTTAAGCAGGGCAGGACCTGCAGGGTAAATGTTAACGCTTGTGCAAATCGCTCCAATAATAGTTACGAAAGTTGCAAGCCACTTGAGATAAAATGTTGTGTCCTTTTTCATGCTCTTAGTATAGCAAAAAGGACCATTATGAGCAACCGTTAATGAATTGTTAAGTCTTCGTTGAATTGTGCTAGATCAATTACACCCAAGATTTTCATTATTTTGGCAATGTTTTTGGGTGGCTTATCGGGTGTTACTTCAGGAATAAATGCGTATTTTAAATTACCATCGGAGTCGAAGATAAAACCATAATCTTCTTCTCCGATGTCTTGGTAATCTTCTGCTACTTCTTGTATTTCAATTTCGGCACGTTTGGTCATCGCGGCCTCCTGTTCTACAAATATTTATGGATTACTTGAACAGGATGAGTGCCATGAGAGTCGCTTGAATAACAAATCCTATTCCGATTGTAACAATGTTTAGAAGGTCTTTGAGAATGACAGCACGACCAAAAAGAAGCACTAGACCCAACCACATAAACAGCACCACATCTATGTTAGGAGTGGAATCAGTCAATCCAGTCAGCAATGCCAACAAAGTAGGAATGGTGGCAGCGTGTAATGAGATAGCTGCCAACCATCCTAATGTTTCTGCAGAAATTTTACTAAAGTGAGTTGAAAAAAATTCTACTACACTTTGTTTGATACGATCGAAATCAATTTTATTTGAATTTTCCATTTTAGAAATAGCCTTGGGTTTAGATTGTGATGTTAAAATTGGCATCGTATATCCTGCTTAACTACCATAAAAAATATGGTGTCCAATCTTGGCAATGGGTCTTTTACCCCACCCTGGTTGAACATAGTCAGCATGATAATACATTGCATTTTTGAGACTGGGTAGTCTGAAACCTTCTAGTAAAACTTTTTTAGCAACTTCTGCACTTTCGTTGTACAGAGGTTGATAAACGGGACGTACTCTATGAGTACCATCGCAGTACCAAGAGAACTGGCAAACCACTTTAGAGTAGATCACATTCTTCTGATAAACTACTGCACAGATGTCATTGGGAAATTGCCCGCTAGCTGCGCGATTGAGTGTGACTTGAGCCACAGCGACTTTGCCTTCAAATGGTTCGCTGGCAGCTTCCCAATAAATGTTCTGCGTGAGGCATCGTAGCTGTCGAGATCTTTCTTCGCCAGTCACTGGTTTCATTGATGCCATTTCGGCCTTTTCGGCTCGCAGACTTTCAAATTTGTTTTTGGTGACCTCTACCAAGGTGTATGTGGCCAACCACATACCAAAAACGATTGATACAAATTTTGCAATGTTCGGCAAATATTGTTTCATCATATTTCCTCCTTCTTAAGGTTGTAGTTTTATATAACTTCATAATTTTTGAGAAAACAACTGCTATAACCCCATAATAATGGTATATTATAGCATTTTTATTGGTTTTCTACAAGTAATGTGAGCAGTTTATGAGTAGACTAGTCAGCAATTACATCCAAGCTGGCCGATATTATCACATGGCCATTATAGACATCACTCAGTCGCCCTACACCTTTTCCATTCACAATTACAGTTGAACTGAATGAGCTTAGTGTGGGAGCGTGTGGGGAACATCCAGGACCTGGATGTG